ATGCTCCCGCTTCCAATTGTGCGCCCCAAATGTAGATTCCATCAGTTCCGTTACCTAAAGACGTTAGGTTGTTTGAAGACCTTGCCGCAATAACGATATTTCCAGAATTTGTTGCATTTGCCGCAATGGAAATAGAACATCGGTACCATCCGTTCCCTACGTTTGTAATAACTGCTCCCGTTCCGCTTTGAGTTGCTGATGCAACAGTTCCAGCGTTTAAATCAAAAAGACCTACCCTATTATTTGTTGGGAAAGCTGCACTTGGAAACGCCAAAAGCAAGAAATTAAAATCCTCTTTTTTTCCGTAAACGCTTAAAGTATATGAAGTACCAGACGTAAAAGAAAAAGCCCCTTGCGTAATAACTCCATCTACTCCGTTAGCTGGCACAATAAATTCAGCGTTAGTATACCCGTCTGGGCTTACTACTTGGTTTGCCGTAATAGTTGCATTGGATTTAGTCCATACCGCATTATCAAACTGCTCCGAGTATAGGGCAATGTTCGTCCGTTGTGGCTCAAGGAGCAATGAAGGACAAGAAGCCCCCCCCGAATAGTCAAGGCGAGGCAATCCACTCACGGGGCCGACGCTTACTGCTGAAGATGTGGTCGCGATGTAGGGCGTAGGGCCAAAGTCCGTTTGCTCAAATTGAGCATCCATTATTACAACACTACCCGTAGAAGCCGAAATACTTCCGTTTTCTGCTGGGTAAATTCTCGCATCTGTTGCGGTCGTGTTATTTACAATTGAGCATCGGTAAAATCCATTTCCAGCACTTTCAATAGATGCAGTTGTCCCAGAAATTACCGTTCCATTTACTAAATCAAAATAGGCACTTTGACCGCTTCCACATAACAAAAGAACATAATCGGAATCAGCAGCCTTAACGTAAACTGAAAACGTGCTAAACACAGTAGAAGTTAAAGAGGTTTGCCTAATATATCCACCTCCCGCACTTTTTGTTAAAAGCCAAGCGTTATTGCTCCCATTTCTATCTTCTTGGCCACTTGCAATAGTTGTATTTGCTAAACTCCATCCCGTGCTGAACGTATTGCTTTGCAAAAGCAAGTTTTCACGAACCTTCTCCACCAACCCCGAACTATTGACACGGGTCGCGCTTGAGGCTCGGCTGAATGTCAAATCTCCCGAACCATCTATCGGTTTGACACTATATACTTTTTGGTCTTTATAGCCACTCGGAATCATTACGAGTGAGGCATCATCAAAATAACTCATCAGTTCAAATTAAATAATTGTTCAACAAGGCAGTCTCGGCCTTCAAGCGTAGCCCCATCATCAGTCATCCGTTGGATATAGGTGTCAAATAGTTCGTAATAGTTATCCTCTCCCAGATCTTGCAAGGCCGCGACAAGGCAATCGTACCCTTCAAAGGTTCCTCCATCAGCCAAAACTCGATCCCGGAAAGCGATAGCAATATCATTTACCGGGGCAAAACAAGGAGGCGCACTCTCGTTCTGGATAGAGAGAGTTGTTTGATCAGTGTCTCCCCACCAGGTTTCGCAGTATATCGTTCCCCAACTAATAAGATTTGCCATCCTTTTCCTTTCTAATCAAATAACTTTTCAATTTGAAAATGTTATTCTTCTTTGGTTCGTATGTTTTTTTCTTCTCTTGCTTCATAAAACCCAACCGGAGTATTGCACATCGTGATCCGGGAACATATCCTCATTGTTATTCTGGTTATATTCCGGAAAATCATTTTGATGAAAAGTCATATAGTCCACAAATCTACGCACATAGAACTCTGCAATCTTCCTTTCCTTCTCAATCAAAAAATCAACCTCTGTCTTGTCTACACTTGCCGAGTTCTCGCTCTGATGCTTATACACACCCCCATTGGCGATCGTATATGCCGCAAAAGGCAAATACTCCATCATCGCAAAATGAATGAGCATAGGTTGAATGTAAGAATTAACCAGGGATAGGTAGTTTCCAGAAAGAGTACCTCCAATGATATCCGAAGAGATCTTGTCATAAAGTTTAGTGCCAAGATAATTCTGGATATGAATCTCCTGGGCAATCTTTACGAACTGAATGAATTTGTCCGTATCTACATTCCCCCCCAATGCGGTATTCCGCACCAAATCCTCTCGCTTAATGAATAGAGCCGTTGCCATTTGTTATTTGTATTTAAGAGATCCTCTTGAGGGAGTATCAATTGGTGCCGTAGAGGCCGTAGACCATCCCGATGGAAATAGTTTGTCCGAAGGGAATCCGGCCGCAGATGCTTCTCCTACGGAAATTTGTTTGTCATTCTCCAATCCCATCTCTGGTAAAAATTGTCCTTTGGAATTTCTCTTGCGGAAATAGACCAATCTGCGCCAATGGTGGTGGCAATAAACGCCACCCTTCCATTTCCAAATGGAGTAAACGCTTTGACCTTTGGGGGCAAATTGTCCATTCTCTCCGGAAAAACTCATCATATCAATATCCTCCTTGCGGAATACAATTCCGTTTTGAGCCGCATTCACCATCTCAACGCAGAAATCTCTTGAGTTTGCGCTGATGTTCTCGGTATATGCATATCGCACCTTGTACAATCCCCCATCAAGTCGGGAATCTGAATCCGAATTTGAATAATCCTCAACAGAGAAATTCATCTTCTTCAAGTGGGAATCTTCATTGTCTGGGTCGTTGACTACCTCATCGCTGATGAGTTCCCATTCATTTAAATCAACGACCTCACCCTTTCCCCGCAATTCTTCAATCCAAGCAGATTCTTGTTCCTTTGAAAAGGTAGGTGTTTTGGGTTTTTGAGATTTCAATTCACTAATCACGGCCGAAGATGTTCCATCAAATAATGCTTTAGCAACTGCCGGATCAAATTGAAGCATCTGAACCAGGAATGTGATTGCTTGATCCATCGACAAAGTACCATCCTTAACCCCTTGCATAATCTGCAAAGAAGATGCAATCTGTGCACCATTATAGGATGCCTCTTTTTGAATGAGTTCCTCTTGTGCCTGGCTATCAATCGGATTTGTATCTTTCTCAATTCCTTTGATACCCGTCTCTTGCTCGATTGTTGCCTTGTCCATAACCTTCGTGTCCGTGAACTCGATAGGTTGAAGGGTTTTGAAATACAGATCCAAAGAGATGTCATTGTAAGCCAAAACCTTGTCAATACCATCCAGGATGGTTTCTTGCATTGGTCGGATCACAATATTGTCAAACAACTGCGAGGCAGTCATCAACTCATCCGCATTGTTACCCAATCCGCTTTGGTCTTTGATCCCCAATAGCATCGGAGAGGTAACCCGGTGAGATACCATAATCTTTCGCATCGACTCATCAGCGAGGAACTGATATTGTTGAGAGGCATCATTCAATTGAACCGGCTCGATAGAAGCCGCCAATTCCTTGTTGTCATTGAATGCAAGAATAAATTTTCCCGCATTCGAAGATCCAGAGAATTTCTCCGCAACCTTGTTCTCAATGATATATCTCTCCTCCTCTGTTGGAACGCCATTGTTGAAGTTGATCAACATCGAGGGGCTCATCCCATTCTTGATGTTATTGAGGTGGTAATTCGCTACCTCCTCCTCTAACTCGCAATATTGCAAACCTCCCTGGTAATCAACCGGAGAGTAGTAATAGAATCCCGCCCGGTAAGGTTTGATGTATAGGATCTCAATTCCTTCATTCGAAAAACCAAATGCGGGAATCCGTGTTGGGGTTTCCTTGTTTGCATTTACATCTGCCCAGGACTTTGCATAGTAGTACCCTTCAATCTCTCCATCTTCATTGCATTTCTCTGCACGGAGGGTTTCGATAGGCATATGGTACACCTCATTGATCATCTGATGATCTTGAGAGTATATCACCTGGAATGCACATTGCCCCATCATCTTGAAGTCGCTTGTTGCTTTGCGTAAGCACTCCTTCTTGAATAGGGATTTCATTTGAGCATATTGCTCTGGCTTCCTGAAAGAATCCGTAGCATCCAATCCCTTTCCGTAGATCAGTTCGGAGATGCCATTGATGATAGCGTTATTCGTAGGAGAGCCATTATACCGATCAATCAGAAATTGAAAATAGTCATTGTCCTCTCCATAGGATACCCACTCTCGGTTGTTGTATTCCTTAATCTCTGGAGTCGTGTAACTCGATAGGTTTACAATATGGATGTTGCTCATATGATCACAAATTCATTGTTGTAGGATGTTTCCTCCGTATACACCCCTTCATTAGTGGTGTATTTGTCGTATTCCGTTTGTGAAGTTACGAAAACTCTATCCCGATAAATCATCGTAGAGCCATCAAAAACCTTCAACCCATAGAATCTACCATCCACCAGGGAGAAAACCCCGGAGAGGGTCATAAAACCATCCCCAGAGGACACGCTTACCGAAGGGGTTGCGGTAGTATTTGTGGATTCATCAATCAATTGTAAAGTAACACTACCCGGAAAAGATCGGGGAATGACAACAATGCTTTGCGATGATCCGGATTCTTGAAGTATATGCATCTCAATTAAATAACCGCACCTCGCAACTTTATTCCAAAAAGAAAGGGGGCATAGCCCCCTCTCCTAACCAAAAAACAAATCTGGGTTAAGGTACAATCGTAACGGTTGCACTTGTCATTCCAGCAAATACCTCTTCGGCATTTGTCAAATCTACACCTGCAATAAAGTTTGCGGGTTTCAATTCTTGAGCCGTCAAAGTTAATGTATATCCAGACAAATCACCCATAGCGGCACCGGTAACAATCGTGCCACCCGTAACCTCTGCTCCGTGTTCGGAACCCATCAAGAAGGCATTGTCATTATAATCCAGGACAACAACCTGTGGGCGGCCATAGGCCATCAATTTCAATTCTTTGTTATCTTCCTTCGTTAACTTGCTGAATTGCAAATTCAAGGTTTGCTCGAAGAAAGTCGTACCATTCTCACGGCTTGAATTGAATGATTGCTCAAAAGAAGAATTTCCCTTGAGGTCATATTTGTAAGCAGAGAATGTACCAGTCATATTGGTAACCTCATCTGCCGTTTCTGTGATCGTACCCAGATCCCCAAAATTCACGAAGTAGACGGCTTTAATTCCACCAACTACATCCTTGCAAGGGATTGTCCGACCGGCTGTAAGTAAACAACTCATATCTGTCAAAAATAAAAAAGGGGGCGGGGTAAAACCCTCACCCCCTTGAGGTTAATCAATTCAAAGAATTAGGCGTAGTAAACGATATCTGCACCAACTCCGTGCTGAACACCGGCAGTAAATCGCATTACAACGCGAATATTGTCGGATCCATCAAGGTTTTGCATATCGAGAACCTTCACCTCATTGCGATCAGAAGCCAAACCAGAACCGAAGAACAAGTTTGAAGATTGAGAGGCAACCATCTTGTTAGATGCCAAACCATTCACCATAGCAACGCGGATACCATCGAAGTACAAGGGCTCGGAGCCATACCACATAGTGCCTTTGTTCTCAACACCATTAGCACCCAAACCAGAAGCACCGAATCCACCCAAAGCACGAACGTAAGCCTTCGCAACATTCTGGGGAACGTAGATAGTCAAGTCCTCCTTGCCGTACAAAGCGGCAGGGATCGCATCAACTACTTTGCCCAATTCCGTGATGACATTAGCGGCAGTAACAGTTGTACCCGTAACATCAACAACATCACCATCAGCGGCGAGAAGGGCTTGGAAGCCGTCGAATTGACCTGCAGTAGCGTTAACACCTTGCCAGATGTTCGTTTCGATGCGTTGAGCAACCTTTGAAGCAACGTGTGCAATCAAAAACTCGCTGAAATCAGCGGGAAGAGAATCGTAAACGGAATAACCCATTTGAGCACCTTGCCAAGTAGACAAAAAGTCCTTGCGGCAAAGTTGCAAGTTCACCTGGAACTCCTCAACAGTCAAGACACGCTCGGAGAGGGTCAAAGTAGAGGTGGGGGTGAAATCACAAGTAGCATCTTTTACGATGTCATCAGTTCCAACCTTTTGGATCACTTGCTTGTAGTGAACATTAGGCATAACCTCAATGAGGCCTTTTTCGATCGTGTCTGCACTCAAAAGGGCAGCAGCGATGTACTTACCTGCAAATTCGCCAGCGTAAGTAGTAGTGATAGAAGTAGTAGTAGCCATTTCTAATTAAGTAAAAAAATTTATTTCAGTTTAGCCAATACACGATCCATAGCGGTAGGAATACGCTTGGATGCTAATTTGACATTGGTTTCGTTCTTTGTTCCAGGGGCGTGTTTAATTGCTTTAGCGGCAGATTGAGAAGAGAATTTCTTTTCGATTGCAGACATTTCGGCTTTGTAAGCCGCCATCTCCTCACGCATTTTCTTCATCTCTTCTGCTACTTGCTCAACAACCGGAACGAGGGCTTCAGCAACTGCAACCTCAATAGCGGCAGATACTTCTTCCGTGATCGCTTCAGCCGCCTCATCAGCAACTTCAGATGCTACCTCTTCGGCAACCGCTACGGCTTCCTCTGATTGCATTTCAACCTCCTCAACGGCGGCTTCTTCCTTGATTTCTGCAATGATCCCTTCCTCAACGATTACCAGGATTTTGCCATCTTCAAGTTTGTGTTCTCCCACGGGTGCGGGGATGCGCTCCTCTCCGGAGATAATAAATACCTCGTTTTCGGGTGCGAATTCTTCTGCTTCAAGAATGGTTCCATTCTCCAAAGCCATTTGAGCGAACTCTACCTTGCGGATTTGTGCGAGTTCTGTCAAAATTTTGTTTAATACACTCTGTGCCTTCATAATAGAATTGCTTTCAATTAAATGACCGCCTCGGTCTTGATTGTTACATTTTTACTCTGGGATCTGAACAATTGATCCGATTCCTTGCGCTCTCAAAGATCCATCGCAACACTTCTTTGAGTATGTCCCTTTATCCCAACACAAGCAACCTCTTTTTGATCCTTTGGGTGATGATCTTGAAGGTGTAGGTTCTTTCTTCATAATTTGCCCAATTCTTTCAATTTAGATTCTGCCCATCTCTTTCCGGCTTTCCCTCCCCATAACAAGTAAGAGATCGTACCACAAGCCGAAGAATCTGATTCATCATAATACTCCTCTGCCCTTGAGAGATAGGAGTACATTCTTTTGATGGTTTCTACGCTGATGGCTTTTCCTTGTGCAAGTTGTTGTCCTCGGATCTTACCCACATCCGTAGCGCACTTGTTATTGTTCTTCTCATTCAATTCAATGCCACGCTTTGCATTGTTCTTGACTGCATCCGGGTAATCTGTGTAGGATTCCATCTCAATCCTTTTCCCCTTCTTCAATCTTTTATCACTCTTTATGATCCCAACAATAGAAGAGAGGATCAATGCCGCTTCTTGTTCCTCGATATCCTCCAAACCTTCTCGGCTCATATTTACTTTGTCCACAAAGTATCCCTCAATCGAAAATCCCTTGACCTTTCCGCTTTTAACATATCCCTCCCAGATATCCGGATTGTTTACCTTCATAGAAACCATCCAAGTTCCAATCGGTAGATCAAGCCCATATTTTCTGCTCTTGTCATATTCCTCATCCTCGATGATCCAAGATTCCACCACGCTCAATCCCTGGAGGTCGACTTCGTGTTCAAGGGTGGAATTGTTCTGGTTTCCATTCTGGAAAAACATCTCCGATGCTCTGCGGATTGTCTCCTTTGTAAAGTATACATAGAACTCATCCTCCCCATTCTTCCGGTAGATCGGTTTATTGGGAACGAGAGCCGCACCCATTAGGATGCGCTTTTCTTCACTCTGTGTAGCGAACTCTACTTTCTTCGCTGAATTCAATGCAACAAAATCCTCCTCAATAGCCGGGTATTCTACCAGGGAGATCGCATTGATCCCGGAGAGTAATTCGTTTTCATCAATAATTAGTTCGATCAGTTTCATTATCCAAATGTTGCGGTTCTTATTCTACGGCGTTGCAGTTCATCATATCCCATCACATCAGATCCGACCACATAAGCCCGGAGGGGCTGTTGGAACTGCCCTCCAATGCCCTGGGCTAATTGATTGATCCCACTCGTTCCAACAATATTGAAATTGGTTTGCAGAGATCTTCCCTGGGCGGGAGTTGTTGTGCTTGGCAAAGATGGTGAGGAAAAAGATGAATTCTTGATATCATTGATGGCCTTATTCGATGCAAGAGCAATTGCAGCGACTTGGGCTGCACCCAGTACTGGCCCCAAAACGGGTCCAAATTGTTGGGCAGATCCATATGCCTCAAATGCAGATTGTATAGCCGAGGTAACAACCGATGCGATCTTGTACTTCTTTGCACTCTCAAACGCAGATGCGGAAGAAACATCTTGAGCATCCGCAAGAACTTTTGTAAATTCAGCGGCAGTACCCAAAGCACCTTTTATCGCCTTGCCTTGTTCCCCCTCATAAAAAGCCGTTGTATTGGCATTTAAATTCTTAAGGTGATCCGCAAAGGTTGATGCATTATTCTCATATGCTTCTCCAACTACCCTTGCTTGTTTCTGAACATTTCCGGAAACATTCTCTCCAAATTTCTCAATCTCTTTCGCAAGTCCTTCCTTTCCCCCGAACAGAACCTCAAGAAGGATTTCTGCTTCTTCTCGGATGGAATTGTAATAAGCGGGGATGTTTACCAATTCCGCTTTGAACTTGTCATCTATCTTCTTTTGTTCCTCAAAGAAATCGAGTATCTCTTTTTTCCTTCCCGCTACTTGAGCAATGGTTAAATCAAGAGCATTGATTTGATTTTGGATTGCTTCAATCTGTTGAGCATTCCCTTGTTTTACCGCTTCCGCTAATAGTCCCTCTTGTTCAGCCCTTTGTGCTTGGATGTTTTTGAGCGTCCCAGAAGCCGCGGCTAACTCGTTGACCTTTTTAACGCCCTCTGCCGTCTTTAGGTTGTTTTCATCAATATTGATTCCCAACTCTGCAAGACCGGCAATGTATTGACTCTGGGAGATTGTTCCCGCCTTGTATGCATTACTTAATCCGTAAACGCTTTGAGCATTTGCGATGATACTTGCATTCGACAATTTGAATTGTTCATTGAGGTTTTTAATTGTTTCCTCTAATTCTTTTGCCTTTTGTTTAGATTTAACGAATGCCTCAACAAGGAATCCAATAGCCGCAATAGCCGCACCGATTCCGGTAGCGGCAAGAGCCAACTTGAATCCCTTCAATCCAAAAGATGCAGATTGTATCGCCTTATACGCTTGGAAGAATCCATCTGAAATGCCACCCGTTAATTGGCTAACCAATCCTTTGATGGGTCCAAGGATGCCACGCATCTTGCCCATCTCCTTCGATACATCACCCGTAGCACTCCCTAAATCCTCAAAAGATTCGGTCGCTTTATCTGCCGCTTCAACAATTCCCTCCGTTGCTGATTCAATATTTGAAAGAGCCGGGTTCTCTGTTGTGGTGATGTTGATTGTTACATCTACTTGTTCAGCCATTGTCTGCGTATTATTCGTTTTCCTTCTTTCCAGGATGAAGGCAGATAGTATTTTCCTTTTGCGATTTCAATGTTATTCGATTCTTTGATGTACTCATCTGCATTGAGCATCTCAATCAAATAACCTATGTAACTCTTCTTCATACCTCGTTGAGTAATTCAAGTCGTACTCTTCCCGTTGCGAGATTCAAATCCACATTGTTGATCTTAAACTTTTGATTGTTCCAGATCGCCAAATTGTTCAAATCCAAATTCAAGATTTTTCCAAGTGGCAAAATAGCATCTACCTCAAAAACCCTTTTGTTCTTTGAATACAGATCTTGAATGTAGGTACTCCAGTAAGATTGGTATAAACTTTTCCCAACCGGAGTAAGGTAGTAGGGATCAATATCAGCCCCCCAGGTTAATGCATTTGCTAATCCCGTTCCAAGAGATGTACTTGATGTATTCGCATACCAAACCTCATTCACTTGAGTTTCTGTATTTGTTTCATCTACAAATGCAATTGGGTTTGAATTGATATCAAGAGAAAAATCTCCATAAATCAATATCGGTGAGCCCAAATATTTTTGAAATCTGTTTTCATATTGTGTATCTGGTTCCCTTGTTTGCGACAAATAAACCAAAATATTAGTATTTCCCCCTCCATCAATATCCTCCAACAATCCAAAAAGAGGGCATTCAAATGGTAATTCAACTTTGAATTCATCCCCATCAAATTGAAAATCAGACCGGAGATCCCCAAATCCTATCGTATTGTTTTTCTCATATTCATATCCCAATATCTGTTCTGTTGGTTGGTAACTGAATGAAATTCTCCGGAATAGGTCTGGTCTTTTGATTCCAATTTCATCGATATTGATGAATTCTTGTAAATCAAGATCGGATCCGGCGGCATACCAATCATCCAAGGTGTAGAAGGTGAATGCCGTGTTTGATGATGGGACGATCACAAGGTTGTGCATCTTAACAATTCCAGAAAGGAAATCTGCAACCTTGATCTCTGGCATCAATGGACTCATTGCTAATTCAAAAGCATAGGAAGCGGAGAGCGATTGGTCTACCTCAAATTGTTGGGTGATGGGGATACCATCCGATGCCGTGTATGCCGTGTAGTCCGTGACTTGGTAGGTCATATTGACTGGTAGTTGAGGGCGAATCTTTAGTTGTATTTCATCTCCTGCATTAAGAATGTACCCATCAAAGAATGTGGTATTTGTTCCCGCATTAGCATCCTCACGGGCAATACCAATCTCTACGCCGTTGCGGAATAATCCAAGTTCGTAGTTTGCTGATGAGTTTAATACTTGTATTCGGAGTTGGTATTCGCTTGTTGATGCAACAGTCCAAGTGTCCGTTGTGAGATTAAATTGGCTACCGCTTCCAGTATTGCGGTTCATATTTATCAATTGCCAATCAATCACACTTGCATTGTCATATAGATATCCCTCAAACCGATGTGCCCAGATGTAAAGTTTCTGGAATGTTGTATCACTCAAAAAAGATCCGGAGAAAGTGATCCCATATTTTCCTTGTATCGCATCAAGTATTTTCGTTACTCGAACTGCGGGTTTCAACTCATTGTAGTTGATTCCGTGGTGGTGTCCAACGTGTCCCGTTACAAATTGAATGTCATCATCGTGGCGGGGATCAGAAGAGTTGCTTACATTGTACACCCAATTCCTCACCGGACTCATTAGAGGGTAAAAGATATCTCCGCTAAACAAAGTATCCGAATTAAACCCTTGAAGGATAGTTGCCCCATCATAGGTATGGTCATAGGCACTCAAGTCCAAGTCATATAGATAGTCCTCTCCGAATAGATCCGTTAGGTTTACCAGGTATCCGTAGAATGTCAAGGTATAGGCATAGGGTTCCGTTCCCCTCATCAATACATCCTCAATCTGAATGACTCCATCCCGGAAGAGCAATGAGTTGATTTCGATTCTTGCCGTTGGGCGCAACCTTCCATCAAAAGATCCCTCTTCCGAGTATTCATAATAAGATCCACCAAGTTCATCAAGTGCAGAGATGCAACAAGTTCTCCCCTCAACTATCCCTCCGGCAGTTATTACCCTTGCTTCATAAGATTCAAACAAACTCTGTCCGTTTACGAATCTTTTGTCTGTTATTCTTAACTCCTCCAGATCTGTTCTGTAATAATGAGCCAAGATCTCATTGTTAATCCCCGTAGCGGGGATCGTGAATGATTGAGTAAAATCCGTGAAGATCTTATCAAGTTCCTTGTAATTCTGAATCGATAGATTGATCGTGATCTCCTCATCATCAAAGAGATCAAGTCGATTGTTTCCGATGTAAATATCTACCTGGTTCATCGAATAAGAGTTCTCTCGTTGAATGCAATGTCGAAGGTCAATTGATAATTGATCACCTTTTGGTTCACCTCTTTTTGGTAATCTACTGATCCCCTCTGTGGATTTGCTGAAACCCAATTACCATCCAGGAGAATCGCAACATTCTCACTCATCAAGATATCCTCAATGACTTCATCATAGTTCTCCTCTACCCATCCCGTATTGAGCCGGATGCTATTCCTGGAATTGATATTGAAATCTTGGTATTGTCCTACCTGGAGAGATGCACTTGTAAAACCATCTTGGTAAATACTTCTCTTGAATTGTTCATTTGTGAAACTTCCGGATTCATCACTCCTCTTGAAGAAGGTGATGAAATCAGCAACCCCAAATCGGTTGACAAAAGCAACCTGGTAGGGAGTATATTTTGGTTCACAAATCAATTCGTATCTCACTCGAGTGATCTCCGTTCCATCTGTTTCTCGTAGAATTACATCATACCAATCTCCCGAATTATGTGCGCTTGGTTTGATGACTGCATCAAGACCTGCATTTGCTTCAAGGTTTGCGGGGCCCACTCCTGCATATATGATCAGATCTTGTGTGTTTCCGCTTACCGGATCCGGTGGGGTAGATGATACCCCATCAATGTTGAAGAATGTATCCGAATCTCCATTGTTCCAGGTTATGGTGATGAATCCAAAATCATTGTCTACACTATTGTAGATAGCAAGTGCTTCGTAATTGGATTCCAAAACATATCTCTTTCTGTCTGTCCAAAGAGAAACGCTTGAATGTTCTGTGTTTTGAGGGTTCGTCTTACCACTCCATCCATCGACACAAAGAAAGTTTGTTAGCGAACCAATTACGGCCTCTTCTGGTGCAAGTCCATTATCTGAATAAATCCAATCGCTTCCTCCGGCACTTACCCACAACGTTTCACCTTCTGGACTTTGAGTGTAGAATATATCATTCCAGATATCAAAATTGTGAAGGAATTCCGATTTGATCAGATTGCTGATCTCGAAATTGATCACCTCATTGATTGAATATGACTTGCTCAAAATGTAATTGTAAGGAGTTGGTGCGCTCGTTCCACTCCAGATCTTCAACCTCAAATTCATTGAATCCAGGGAATCATTTGTTAAGGTATTATTCTTCCCCGTGTAGAAGATAGGGCTTCGTGCCATCTTCAAAGATTCTGGTTGGCTAATAATAGGTGTGCTCATTATTGTGCTTTCTTAACTGAATTGTCCAATGTGAACCGAAGGAAATCAGCGACATCCAACGCATATGCTTGTCCTAATTCCTCTGGTAATGTTTCAAATGCTAAACGGAAAGGGGTTGTAAAAAAATAGGTGGGCTTCGTTCCCTCTTTCTTGATTTTATTGGCTATTGCAAACGCAACGGAATCAACCTTGCTTTCTGTCATCTTCACAAAAGATCCCGTTTTCAGATCTCTCAATCTCAAGGGTTTTTGTCTGATCCACTTCTTGATTGCATCAGTAGGAGGCATCTTTCCTGGCTTCCTTCCCTTGTCTACAACATAGCCATATGTTTGCCATTCTTCATTCTCTTCGAAAAATTTCAAAGACAAAGAATTCGGCATCAATTTCAAAGAATATGATCCAGGAAGTGATGTTCTCAATCTTCCACTTGAATCAATACGCCTCCGTTTGCCATCCTCTGTGCGGTATGCCCCAAGTTCTAACTGCGCTTGTTGCAATACCCTTTGAGCAAAGGCATTTAGATATGCTTGTGTATTTGATGCGGTTAGCATACCGAAATCTCCGTGTTTGCCGTAATAATATCAAAAGTGCAATTCCATCCCGCCAACAAGTTTTCAAACCGATCAGAAAAGGGAAGGCATTGGGGAACTCCTTGCAATTGGTATTTGTCAAAATGCAGATCTCCCTTCTCTAATTCTTTGATCAGAGCGTTGCAGACCGCAAGTTGGGTATTGAGTATGTCTTGCGTGTTGTTCGTGCCGTAGAATGGCTCATTTTGATCCCTGGGGTTCTCCTTCGTTTCATCTACGATGTCAATCGCCAAAACGGAGATGTTAAAGCGAATAACCGGCCCCTCAAGATTTGCGGAGTTGATGATGATATGCGACAAAGGGAAGATTGTCTGCTTGTTGAGATCCACATCAAAGATGTCTCCCGTGGTTACAACATTGACTTGCGAATGTCCTTCCAGGAAGGTTTTGATCTTTTCAAGTACGAGGTAAAAGTTTCTCATTTGAATTTCTTGTTGAGTATTTTGTTTTCTGCTTCGTTTCGGTCTTTTTCAAATGCTAAAAATGAGAAGGCGAAGGATGCGGGGAGTTTGGATGCTTGATCAAATTTTGTTGCATCACCTCCGGCGAGAGTATAGAATAAGGGAAACCATCCCCATCGTTGAGCGAATTGTCCTTCAACGGAATAGTCGTGATCCCCTCTTGTTTCGCCAAATAGCGAAGGAAAGCCGCTGATAAATCGATCCCTAAATTGCAAAAAAAAACCACCGATCCCATCACAACATCCATCGGCATCTGCTTCATAGTTTCAGCGAGATCCATCTTTCCATCCCATTCCTTAATCCGATACCTCTTGCCCATTTTCTGCTCTATGGGGCGAAATAAAACACACATCGCCTCATTCATTCTCTGCCAATCGCTAATCGTTTGATCCAGATCGTGCAATTCTCCGAATGTCAAATCCTCCAGGATCGGGATGAATCCAAATTCTTGATCATTGATTTTGAATGTTGGTTTGAATTCCGCTTTCTCTTGTAACATCGTTGAGAGGATCTTGGAGATCTTCGAGATGGATGAAACCTTCATCTTGTGAATCAAATCCATTTTCAAACCGCAAAAGATCTCGATCATCTTCTTCGCCAAGAATTCCTCATCTCCCTCCAATCGGAGAAAGTGCTGGTATTGCCCCAGGTTGATCTCGCTTAAGTGATTCGGTACGATTACATTCATCTCATTTAAATAACTTTTGTTTCCTATCGTATGGCATACTGCCCATAGTTTGGTCGGCTCAATCTGTTGTAGGTAGCATATCTCACCGCATCAATCCCGTGGTTGAAGGAATCAATCGGTCTGTTCAAAAGGTTTCCATTCTTGTCCTCTTGCCACTTGTAATTCTGCAATTCCTTGATCAGATTCTTTGAGTTCTTCGTTACAAAGATCTTGTACCTTTTCAGAATATCAATTCCCGCCATAATAGAATCTTTGCCCTTTGTGGTGGGTTTTACATTCCATCCCATCCGATGCAATTCTTCGATTGATTTTGGCTCTGCGCTATCTGCCCAGATCTCATCGTATCTGGTCAATCCTAAATCTTGCAATTTGTCTGATATATCTCTGTTCGTGAGGTTCGTGTGATATAGCATCTCCTCAAGGTATAGATTCCCTCCCTCCTCCGTTACCCGGACTAATGTCGTAGGATCATTCGTGAAGCCAAAGTCCATACCCATTGCAATAACCTTCCCCCTTGGTTCATCTGCAATGTCGAATTGAAATATCGTTGCTCTCGATCTTCCCCTCTCTCCCAGACCATAGATGCGCCAATAGTCCTCATCCGTATCTCTCAATCTTTCGATCTCCTGCTTGATTGTCTGATCCAGGAAGGGGTTGTCCTTGTATGTCGTTTGAAAGAATTCCGCATCATCCCTGGGGATCACCTTGTCGTATATCCAATGGAATGAATCAGAGGGATTGTAATCGAGTATGATCTTTCCATCTGTACGAAAAATCAGTTGTTGCCAGTCCTCGAAAAATAATTCATTCGCCTCGTTGATGTATAGGAGATTCCTTTTTCTTCCTCGGATCTTGTCCGGCTGATCAATCGAAATGAATTCAACAAGGTTTCCATTGAGATAGTATTCGCTTGAGGATTTGTTGTGATACTGCTCTCGGTATAGATCATAACTCCGGAGGATCTCAAAGAAATCCCTCATCACAGATGCCCGGAGAGAAGGGAATGTCTTACGGCAGATTGTTATTGTCTGCCCCTTGTTTTTTCTTGTATAGTAAAATATGATCCAGAGCAAGATGTTATATGTCTTGCCGGATCGCGTTCCACCTTGTTCAATTGTGATCCTTTTATCTGATCGAAGAAGGTGTCCGAATACTTTATTCGTTTTCAGTTCCCTCGCCAAGTATCTGGATATTGAATAGGTTATCCCCCGTATTGTGGATCTCTTGTCTTTCTATGTATCCCCGATTCTTGCCCTTCGTTTTCAGAAAGAAGATTGTTGCCGTAGAATTTCCATCTCGGATCTGTTTATGCAATTGACTCTCCGCAAAATCCAACGCCACATCAATCAACCCCTCAACCTTTTCCTTGTACTCTGGATCTTCTTTGAGCCATCGGTAATGTGTTTCCCTGGAGATCCCGACAATCTTACAAGCCGTAGTTACAACCCCAAGAGATTGCTCAAGGGCTTCAATCATCGCTCCTTTTTTTATGTCACTATTTGTCATACGCCTTTTCTTGGTGATATCATTTTCACGAAGTTCTTGTTGTTCTGTAATTTGACAACCTTCCTCCCCCATTTCTGCACCAGGACATTGTACGCTTCCATCTCCGTATCCTTCGTGCGATACGAAACACATCCCCCCTCATTGGTTAGGTGTACAACATCAATGCCGTATTTCATACAACGCAAAACCCCTTTGTATTTGGCTATGTGTTGCATTGAGTAGTCGTAGTCCTCTTTTACTTTCAATCTTTCATCAAATCGAATCTCGTTCTTGATGATCCCAATGATATTCGCACCAATAACTCCCTGGGTTGAAAATGGTGTGTACTCTCGGTAGAATTTGTAATCAGCCGCCAAAGAGAATCCCCACGCCTTCAATCCCCAATCATCACACAATTGGAATTGGTTATCAATGATTTCGTGAATCTTCTCCGCATCAATGAATTTCCGCATCTTCCCTTCCTCGAACATATGGAACGAGAGAGCATCATCATCCACCTGGATCATCCATTCATCATCCATATTGTTCAA